GGTCTTATTAGTGAAAATGAAGGTGCTGCTTGGTCTGTAAATAAAGACGATAACAGTAAAGGTGTTTCTATAGGTAAAGCCCAATGGCATGGTGGAAGAGCTAAAGATTTAATATCACAAATGCAAATCGCAGATCCTACAAAGTTTAATAAAGAACTTTCTGGTGTAATGGTTACTGCTATTCAAAATGGAGTTTCTAAAAGAATAACAATGATAGAAGCTTTACAGGGAAAATATAGTTGGTCTTCAGAAAGAAAAGGTGGAGATCGGATTATATTTGATAAAGATGCAGCAAAAGCTTTTGGGGATTATGTAAAAACTTCACCATCAGCTCAAAGTATACAAGAAGGATTAATTGCCAAAGATACAGGAAAATATTTAGATAAATTATCTACTAAATATAATATTACCAATGATAAATCTAAAATTTTCCTGGCTGATATGTTTAATCAAGGTGAAGGATATATGAAGAGATACCTTGATGGAGCTAAAAAAGCAGGTATTAATCCTAATGATTTTAAAGCTTTATCTAAATATATTATTGATAATAGTTCAGGATCTTATAAAGAAAGACGATTAAAAACCGCAACAGCTTTAGAGAAACAATCAGATGGATCTTTATTACAAATGGCTGCTTCAAATCCTGCACTTACTGGAATAGGAAATACTGTATCATCAACTATTACTACAGTGGCCTTAGATGCAGTAAACAGAAGACTTCCCTATGTTCTAGGTTCTGAGGATATGAGCAGAGCTATAGATTGTAGAGGATTTGTATCAGGATTAGGTAAAGCTGCTATTAGATCATTAAATGGAAGTTTAAAAGATCCTAAGCTATTAAAAGACTATGAAAGAATTTATAATACTAAAGGATCTGGAAATTTATTTGATGCTTTAGCTAAGAAAACGGGAAAAGAGATTTATAAACCACAAATCGGTCAGCTTAAAGAAAACATGGTATTAGGTGTTGATGCTGATAAAAAAGCAGGATATGGTAAACACGGAATAGATCATGTTGTTATGACAATGAGAGATAAAAAGACTGGAAAACTTCAAATTGTAGAAGCTGCTGGAGGTAAAGTTAGAAGGGTTATTGCTTCTGATGGTAATAAATGGCTTTCTCGTCAATATTCTCAAGGTCGTGGAGTATGGGCTACTGATGCTTTTGGTTCTGAAATTACAGGAGCTCAGGTTTGTGGAGGTGCTTATGTACAAAATCCAAAAACAACTCCAACAAAAACGCCACCTCCTGTAGTTACTAAAGGTCCTGAGGTTGTTGATCTTAAAGAAAAAGCAAGATTAGAACAATTAAAAATTCAACAAGCTACAGTAGCTGAATTAGGTAAAGTGACTTCTGGAGTTCAACAACTGACTACAGTAACAAAAGAAACTAAAGAAAGTAAAGAAATTAGAAGTGAAGAAGGTAATGTTAACAAAAATCTAGCAGGTATTCCTAGAGATATTATGACATATATGTTTGGATTAGAGCCTGATGGAACTACTTCTACAGGTTTAATCTAAGGAGGTTAATATATATGGCTGTAGAAACTGGTGGAGTTATTGGTACTTCAGCTACAGAGATAGAAGCTAATATAACAAATCCTAATACACAAGTTGCAACTCCACCACCTACACAAGGAAAACCTTATGGTGGTGGAACTATAAATATAGATTTATCTAAAGGAACTTTAAAGAATTTACACTCTAGTATTAATTGGCTTACTATTAATATAAATTCTTTCTTAGATCTACCACCACAGGCTTTAACAGAAAACCCAAATACTCAAGTTAAGTTATTATTAAAACCTGGAGATATTTCAGATTCTGTTTCAGTATCAATGTCTAGAAGATTTGAATCTAGTTTGCCATATACAGATTTAATGGCTCAAGTGGCAGCCCCTATTGTAGGAAACGATTTATCAATGTGTTTATCTTTTAAGTATGATGCTTCAGGATTAAAAAAAATTATTACTCTAAATTGGATATACCCTGTAGCATCTTCTTCTTTAAGTCCTCAAGATATTAGAACGTCCTTATCGAAACTTCAAGGATTAGTCTTTCCTAGAGGTATGGGATTCTTATATCCACCACTTCTTTCATTGAATCTTGCAGGATTATATAGAGGAGCTGTCGGTTTTATAACTGCTGTTGACATTATAGCTAAAGAAGACTGGTTAGGAAATCCAGACTCTGCAATGCCTGAAGTAATAGAAGGAAATATCAAATTCGAAAACCTTTTTAATTATTTTTGGAGTAACGATATATCAGCAGAAAAATTTAATTTGCATAATGGATCTATTCTTTTTGGAAATGGTGGTGGTGGTGGCGGAATAGGATCATCTGCTAACACAATATCAGATGTTGGTGGTGGTGGAAATACCCCAGAGCCGCCAGCTGCTTCACCAGCTAAAATAAATCCTATAGAAGAAGGTAAACAACAGGTAGCACAGGCAGGAATGAATTACGGTACTGGAGATCCTAAAGTTGTAGAATTACTTAAAGGAAGATAATTATATGTATAGTATTACTAGATCCGAAAATTATTTATCATTTGTTTCTTTTTCTAATAAAATACAAACATTTTTAAGACAGTCTAAAAACATAAATTTAGAGGAAATAAATTGGTATTTGTTAGAAATAGATAGATTACTAAGATTATACGATTATAATTATCAACCTCCTACGAATTTTCCAGAAACATATATAAATGCAGATAGAATATTAAAACAAACCTGTAAATATTGTGATAAGTTAATAACTAAAACTTCATATAAGTTAAGTAAAGAAATAAAAAGTCTTTCATTATTATTGTTTAGAAGGTATTACGAAAAATGTGATTATCAAAAAATACTTTCTAAAATCAAAGATACTGAAACAGACTCTTTTAAATTAGTTTTATTAAAAATTATAAATGAAGATGATATTTATAATGGCCTTTTTTATTTTATTTATTTTCTAATGAATATAACATCATATTTAGCAGAGATTGTTTGGTTTAACAATAAAGAAATAAATCCTAAAATATCAGAAGAGCCTGAAATGTTCAAATATATACAATATATTTTAATAATACTAGCATTAAAGTCTTTAGTTTTAGTAAAAGATTTAGTAGATGCTTTTATAGAAATACAAAATTATATTTATTTGGACGAGGAATTTTCTGCATATGTTAAAGAACAAATATATGAAAGTAATATTTCTTTAAATGGAATAGAATTTGAAGGAATTCTTGCTACTTTAGAGATGTTTGAAGAAGAATTTCAAAATGTTAAGATTTTTTAATATTAGGTGTTCATAATGATTATAAGAAGTAAAGATTTAATAATAAAACCAACAATTTATGCAATCAAAAAAGAAATAGATACAGATATGCATAGACATCATATGGCTACTAATTCAATATTATATAAATTTGGAGATAATACTACGCTTCCAATGTTTATGAAAACTTTAGAGAATGTTCCTGATCATGTTTCAGGAGAAGTTTTCCATCGAGTTCTTTCTTCAGAAATTGGTAGACTTGATAATATTTCTTATTTATATTATAAAACTCCTGAACTCTTTTGGGTTATTGGAATTCTTAATAATGTAGATCCATTAGAAATGTATGAAGGACAAATATTAAGAATTTTACCAAAGGATTATGTAGAGTATAATATACTAAGATATAATATTGTTTAGATCTTGGGGAATTATGTGAAGTTGTGCTAAGCAAGACTTAGGACTTTCTCATCCTTTTTATATAAACAAAAAAGAAGATTTTCTAGAGTTTTTGATTAAAGTAACCAAGGGGTAGTATAATGTCAGTAATAACCTCAGATTATCAGTTTGAAGAGTTTGAAACTAAATGTCATATAAGCTGGATGCCAGAAAAACCTATTCAAGTATTTACTTTTAGATATGTCTTAACACAATATACTCCTAGTGTATACGCTAAAATAATATTAGCAATACCTAAAGAAGATTTTAATAAATTCCAAGACATCGAAAAACTAAAAGTAGAAGATAGAAAAATAGAGGTTTATATTGATCCTGAACTTAAGGGTACTAAAGACTCTAAAATATATTTTGGAGGACCTTGGAAATTTATAATCTCTACATATAAAAATACCAGAGGTAGTCACCTATTTACAATGATGGGTGACTATCATAATATGGATAGTGTTGTTTTAGTAGAATTAGATTGCGTAGATAGAATTTTTTACAAAATGAAAAATACAGAAAGATTTAATTCTTTTGGCGAAGTATTAATTTCAGATATAGTTAAAAAGCTAGTAGAACAAAATGGTGGAAAAATGAAAATTTGTATTCCTACTGATACAAAATTCAGATGGATACAAACTAGACTATCAGATTATCAGATGGTCAGACAAATGTTACCATTTGCTAAAGATACTAAAGGTAATCTAATGTATACATTTTTTATGTATAATGAAGAAGGATACTTTGCCCCAATAGGAAATAAACTCATAACAGATTTCAAAATTTCTGTAAACAAAGAAAATTTAGCAGGATTGACACAATCTTCTTCGGATTCTATGAAACATTTTGTAGATCAATATTCTAGTGAAGATAATATCATTGCAACTTCTCCTGGATTTTCTGATTTTTTTGGTGTTAAACCAAAAAAAGATTCAAAAAGCGCATATCTTCCTAATAAATCTGGAAATAAAAGTTATGAAAATAAAGATCCTCAAAAAATATTAGAAATTCCTATAGAAAATGAAAAATTAAAAGAAAATTATGTTTCAAATTATAGAAAAAGGATAATGACTTTTAGTAAAATATTAGGACATGAAACTTTACCATTAACTGAGTGTACACCATTAGATGCAATAGAAGTTGTTCACCAAGAAAATGGGGAAATTTTAGAAAGTGATGGAGCTTACTATATTGCTTCTATAGATACCACATTTGGTTTTAATAATAGTTCTCCTGTATTATCTAAAAGTTCTTTGGTTTTGCTTTCTGAAGTAGACCTAAAAGGAATGAAAAGTGCAGAAGGAGAAGGATTAAATGGAGGATCTAATGGAGCTTTAGATGGTATAGCAAAAACAATATCTTCTACAGTTGGCGCATTAAATCCTGAAAATGTTGTAAATAGTTTAATATCTAATATTGAAGGTATTCCTTCTTCAATTACAGGATCGTTTAAAGATTTAATTAAAGGAATATCTTCTTCGTCTATTATAAATTTAGATACTGTAGCAAAGAGTACATTAACACAGATAGTTGGAAATCTTACAGGTCTTCAAAATAACTTTTTGAATCTTGGTAATAAATTCGAACCTAACAGTATTATATCAAATCTAGGATTTAATCTTGCAGGTCAAACAGGATCGGTTCTTTCTAATATTACAACAAATCCAAAAAAGATTCTTAATGAATGTTATAAAAATATTATAGAATTAACTAATGGTGTTCTTACAGTAGAAGAATCTGGAAACTTAGATAGTGCTATAATCAGTTCTTTTAAGAAAACAATAGAAGAAATAACTTCTTCAGGAATTTATAAAATAAATCTTTCAATAACAAAACCTGTTGAGGAATTATACTCAAATATCTCATCAACTATTGCAGACACTACAGGTTCTAAATCTGGAAAAGTTTATAATATAAAAATTCCTACACCATCTTCTATCAATTCGAATGATTATATAGAAACAAATAATACTGAGATAGTTCCTGATAATACAACAAATCCTACTACACCTACTTCTCCTACTACGCCTACTACACCAAGTAATATAGATCTTACAGTATTAGATGCCAGATTTGCTGCTAAACTTCATTCACATTCTGAATTTATTAAATTTTTATCATCAGATACTGTAAAATATGGATCTTCCAATTTTAAAGGAAATTTAGAAGAAACAATTATAGATCATGGATTAGGAACTACTCCAAAAACTGTAATTATAACACCAGCAGAATATGCAGATGGATATCTTGGAGAATTTTATGTTAGAAAAGACAGTACAAAAATATATGTTGGAAATACAGGAACCGCAACAACTAAATTTGATTGGTTGGCTATAAAATGAGTTTAGATATTAATTCATTAACCTCTAATTTATCCTCTCTTCCTACATCATTAAATAGTAGCATAACAGAGTTAGCCACTTCTCAAGGAACAGAATTAGAAAAGTTATCATCTTTTGAAAGTTCTTTAGGAAAAATGATGGATTCTTCTATAGAAAGTCTTGGAAACCTTGTTAATAATAATGGTATAGTGTTAGAAAATATGCTAGGATCTATGTTTAGTTCTTTATCTTCTTCTTTAAGTGATACTTCAGGAAATTTAACAAGTGTTAAAACAACTTTATTTAAAACAGACGTAATTCAAAAAACATTAGAAGGACAACTTCAAATAGTATTAAACCATTATAATAAAATACAGAATTCTTCTTCTCCTGAAGCTGAAAGTATTATGAGTGATATGAAAACACTAGAACCTGATGTTTACTCACAATTAGAAAAGGTTTCTTCTAATCTTTCACCAACTATTTCGGAACTTGGCAAATTAACTGAAAAATTAGAACAGAACTTAAATTCAGAGCTTAGTAAAACAGAAAATTTAATAGGTGAGTTGTAATGGGATCTAGAAAACAAAATTATAATCAAAAGTATGTAGGAGAAGTTGTTGACAACAATGATCCTTTAAAAAAAGGAAGAATAAAAGTTATTGTTCCTTATATTTTTGATGGTATTAAAACTGAGGACCTTCCATGGTGTGAGCCAAATTTTCCATATGGAGGTTCCGAAAATCTTGGGTTTTTCTTTGTACCTGAAAAAGGTTCTAATGTAATTATCGAATTTATAGGTGGGAGCAAATATAAACCAATATGGACAGGAACTTGCTATAGGGAATATGAAGGAGAAAACATTCCACCAGAAGAAGCTATCAGAAATAATTATACTCATAGAAAAATAATAAAAACTAAAACTGGATATATTCTTTTTGATGATAAAGATAAAGAAATTACAGTGTATCATAATTCTGGTCATTATATATTAATGAATGAAAAAGTCATAGAAATAGCCAATGCTTGTGGTTCTCATATATTAATTCCAGAAGATGGGAACATCTATCTAGAACCTAAAAAGACTGTACATGTAAAACTTGGAAAACCTAAAGTAAAACCTAAAGTTTTATTAGAATCTAAATATAAACCACCAAAAAGGAATTCAAAATGACCTATCCATATAAATATACATGGAGAGCAAATCCTCAAGCTGCAGGATATTCAGGACCTGTTCCATTAGAAAATTCTATGTATAGTTTTGAAGCCTCTGTTCAGGAACAATCATCTGTTAGTGAATTATTAAGAGCTTCTATAATAAAAATTTTAACAACTACTCCAGGAGAAAGAGTTATGAGACCTGAATTTGGATGTAGGTTAAAGAATTTTTTATTTGAGCCTAATGATGATATAATAATAGGAGACATTCAAACCCTTTTGGTTGCCGGGCTTGTAAATCAAGATCCAAGAATAGGAATAAAAAATGTTTCTGTTAGTGCTAATAGAGAACAACATGAAATAGTCGTAGAAATACAATATGAAAACAAATCTACTGGAACTTTAGAATTAGTTAGTATCCTATTAGCAAAAAATAATATGGAGTAGATATTATGGCCTTAGAAAATAAATATACAACAAAAAAAGTATATACAGAATTTCCAGATTTAAAATATGTACCTGTAGATTTTGAAGAAATTATGGATCTATTAGTACAAAGAATAAAGGAAAGACTTCCTAATAAGTGGACAGACTTTTTAGGTTCAAACTTTGGTGTCGAAATTATAGAATCTGTAGCGTATTTAGCAATGTTATTAGGATATAATTTAGATAGACATGTAAATGAGTGTTTTCTTCCTACTGCTAAAACAAAAAAATCAGTTTATGATTTGGCATCATTAATTTCATATAAACCAAATCCTCCATCAAATTCTAAAGTTGATGTAACCTTTTTTATCGATACAGAATGGCCTAATGATATAATAATTCCTAAATATACTAAAATGTCATCGAGTACAGGAATATATTTTCATACATTAGAAAATGCTGTTTTATATAAGGGACAAACTTCTATAATAATTCCTTGTAGAGCTGGTGTTATTGTTCATGATACTATAGTATCTACAGAAAAACCATATTATAAATATGAATTACAACAATATCCTGTATGTGCTATAGATTCAGTTTTTGTAAATGACGTATCTTATTCATATTTAGAATTTTTAGATTCTACAGTAGATACCAAAGTTTATGGAGTAAATTACACTAATGATTTTAAAGCTTCTATATATTTTGGAGATGGGGTATATGGTGAATCTCCAAAACGTGGCTCTTTGATTGACGTTTATTATAATATTGGCGGTGGAAGTTCGAGCAATGTAAAAGCAGGAACAATAACAACAATACTAGACATAATTAGAGACACCACAGGATATGCAGTTCCTACTATAAAATGCTATAATTCATCTAAAGCATCTGGTGGAGATGATGAAGAAACTTTAGATGAAATAAAAAGAAATGCTCCTGCTATATTTAGAACCCAACATCGAGCAGTAACTAAAAGTGATTATAAAGATATTGTTCTAGCAACTCCTGGTGTAGAAAAAGCTGTAGTTTTAGATTATAAAGATGATAAATCAATAGGTATTTATGGTGTAAAAGTTGCAGTAATTCCAAAAGATGGTGGAATTCCAGGAATAGGGTTTAAAAATAGTATAGCTGCAAAATTAGAAGACCTAAAGACAGTATCTTCGGTAGTAAATGTTATTGACCCAACAATCGTTCCTATTGATTTATCTATTGCTGTTAGAATCAACCAACAATATACAAGCAGTGTTGTATTAAATAAACTTAGAGGAAGATTAGCTGAATATCTATCTTGGAAAAACAGAGATTTCGGTGAAGATGTAACTGCAGAAGATATATATACAATAGTACAAAATACTGAAGGTATCACATATTCGGATAATTTAAAAATTTCTCCATCTAAAACAATATATCTATTAGAAACTCCTACAGAAAATACAAAAAATATTAAAGTTATTGATACTTTAGGATGTTTAGCAGCTGGAGTAAATATTACCTTACTAGACGAAAATAAAGAATTTCATTCATCCAATGTAATTTCAGGAAAAGATGGTTCTGAAATTATGCTAACTCTTCCATTAACTAATGTTGGTTCTCTTAAAAAAGGGTGTAGAATTTATCCTTTCCTAACTTTAGGTAAAAAGGGAAATATGTCTGATAAGGATATAGAATTAAGTTCAATTACCGAACTTTTAGATCTTTCTAATTGTGTTATAGCTTTTGAAGACAAATTACAAGATGAATATACTATATTATATAGAAATAATAATATATTAAGGTTAGATAATGAATTAAGAAGAGATATTCCTGCAAATACCAAAATTTATATAAAAGCTAAAGATTCTAATCCTAGGTTGGATGGAGTTCATGTTGCAGGTGCTAGTACTTTAACACTTAAAAACACTCCAAGATTTACTATAGCTTCTTCTGTATATCCAATGAAAAAAGTATCTTATGATATTATAACTAAATTTGTGAAAAAAAATAATACTAATATAGATGAAATTGATTTAAAAGAATATTCAGTATATAAAATAAGAAAGGTTTATCTAGATACAAAATATCCTTTTGTTGAAAATGAAGATTATAGAATAGAAAAAAACCAAATACTATGGATGAAAGAAAACTTAATTCCAACTGATCAGGTTTTTTATGTAGATGTTCTTATACAAATTGTAGAAGAAGGAAAGCCTGACAATAAATACTACGTACAATATGTAGGAGATAGGCTTATTAAAATAACTCCCAATTTACTGATAGATTTGCAAGATGAAGAATCATTAGCTGTTGAAGCTGATTCTCTAAACATTTTTGGATACGAAATAGCTGATAGTGGTAATATAGAAATAATTCAAGTAGAGTAGGTATTTTTTTATGGGATTTATGTATTCACATCTTCCTTTAGAAACTTTAGTTTCTGACACAATTCTTGATACTAACAATTTAGGAAATAAAGTTAAAGCATTAGAAGAGTATTTTAATACTATAGAAGAAGAAGTTTTTGATGTTTTTAAAGTCAAAATTAAAGATATTCCTAATTTCTACTCTATAGATGAAGTAAATGAGAAATACCTACCATATGTAGCATATTTATTAGGATATATTTGGGATTTTAGTCTTTCTGTTGACTATCAGAAGTATATTTTAAGAACAATAGTTGATGTATATAAAAGAAAAGGTACAAAATTCTCAATACGGTATGGTTTAGATTATTTTGATTTTAATTCAACAATATCTGAGCCATATAAAGATATATTTATTTTAAATAAAAGTAAATTTGGTGAAGGTAAGAAATTTGCTTCAGAATTATATTATTCTAGAGGAGTTTTTATAGTAAAAACTTCTATAGATCCAACATTAGTTAGAGAAATTGTTGAAAATGTAAGACCAGCTGGTATAAAATTAATAATAGATTATTTGAGTGTAGAAAAGGTTTCATTTTTTAAAAGAATTACTTCTGACAAATATTATGACTACATAAATGAAAATTTTACTTTTATTCCAGGTCTAAGAGATTTTCAACAATTTTTTAATTTAAGTATAGAAAAAGATTCTTTGATATATGATGATCTTTCTGCTGCAATTTTTAGAGGAAATAACATAAAGGAATATCAACATTTGAATAATGAAATTCAAATGTTGTCAGGAAGAAAAAAATATTATTTAACAAGAGATATTGAGTTTATATTAAAACCTCCGGTATCTATTAATGATGGAACTAATAGCATATATTTAGGACAAACCTGTTATGGAACATCTCCTTTTACTTTAGATGAATTATATACTCACAAAATTGTCAAACCTGGTATAAAAAAAGAAAATGTCAAATTGATATTTGGAGAATCTAACAAAATAAACAAAGATTTATTACAGATCAATAATGACGAAACTTTTTTTGAACATTCTCTATATAAGAATAATGTTCAAAAATCTGAGGTTTTTAAAAGTGTTAAAGGTCCTTTGGTTCCTGGGAAAGTTAAATCAATATTAGGAAAAAGAATTTTATTAGGAAGAGATACAGCAGAAGGAGATATTAATAAACATACTTTTAGTATAAGCTCATTTTTAGGAGTTCCTTTTTGGTCAGACTCTTCTAAATTTGAAAAATACAGTGATAATTCTTTAGAAGATTTAGCTAAAATGATAAGAGCTTATGCACCAAGTATTTATTCAATAAATAAAGATTGTAGAATAGTAAAAAGTTTATCTCCTAGTGACGATGAGATATTTATAGATCATATAGAAAATCTCCCAGATAAAGGCATCGCCGTTATAAACGAAGAAATTATAGAATATGATGGAAAAAATGAAGAAATAAAATTTGAATTTTATTATAAAGATTCTAAAGTTGATAATACTTCTACTGGATTTGGGTTTATTAACACTTCTTTATTAAATATTGAAAACTCTGAAATTACTGTTAAAATCGAATACAATCCTATTTCAGGATCTATAATAGAAGTTAGATTATCAAAAAATAAGAAGAAACTTAATATAGGTACCGAATATTCATATTCTTTTATTGGACCAAAAATTGTTGTTTCATTTAATGATTTAAGTGATCCTTTAATAATAAAAACACATATACTTCCATCAATAAAAATCAAAAATAGAAATCTAAAACTAAATAATTATAATATTAAAGATTTAGGTATACATGATTCTGGAAGTAAAATAAAAATTTATGATTCTTCGATTCTAGATCTTATTAAAAAATTTCATACATTAAGAGAAATTGAAGTAATTATTGAAGATATTCCTACTGAATTTAAATATATATTAGCAACATATGCCAATATAGGAGTAGACAAAATTAGTGCGGAATATAATATAGAATACTATAGATATGAAAGTCTAGCACAAAGAGTATTTCCAACTTCGAAAAACAATGAAGAGGTTGGAACTTTTTCCAATACTCAAAAGTTAATTATAGCAAAAACCCATTTGGGTGGAGTAGTACTTGGCAAAACCCAAGCAAAACTTGGTAAATCATATTGGCTTGGACTTTAACGGAGGTTTGTAATAAATGTCAACTATAGGAACTTATATGTCCCATACTGGAAAATCTTTAAATTTTTATTATAATACAAAAAATCTTATGTTTGCTATAGCTAGAACAAGCCCTTGGGGTTCTAAGGTTGGCGAAGAAGCTTATAATGAAAATAACCCGCCTACTCCATCTGTAGAGACAACCGATCTTACTGAAATAATAGGATACAAAAGAGTTAGTGAAAAGTTTTTTGTAGTCCCAGATTCTTCAGGAACATACATAGTAGATGGGGTTAGGTGGAAAAAATTAGTCCCTTCGGTAATAGACCCTGACCCAATAAAAGCAAAAAAAGATCTTATTTCTCTAATAAAAGAATATAAATCTAGATGGATTTATCTATCAACAGTTCTCGAATCTACAGATTTTGTAGGATACTCATATAGACAGGTCGGGGTTTATTCTGAATTAGAAATAGATTATACAAATGGTGGAACTGACGGGCAATTGTTATATCAACCAAATCAAATAATAACCGGATCCGGTATATTAGAAGTAATAAATAACAGAAAATCAATTACTCGAGAATCAGATCAAAGAGAAATGATTTCATTAGTAATTGAATTTTAAGAAAGGTGTAAATAATGGGACTTAATTTAGATGCTTTTCCTTTTTTTGATAATAGCAAACAGGAAATTGATAAAGGATTTACAAAAATCCTTTTCATAAATGATAGAGCAGTACAAGCTAGAGAGCTTACTGGAATTGCTTCATATTCTGAAGCTCATATTAAAGAAATAGCTAATATCGTATCTTATGATGGAAAAATTTATGAAGGATGTAGAGTTGCTTCTGTAAATATTACAGAGGCTAAAATATCGATGACTTCTGGTAAAATTTTCTTAGATGGAAGAATATTTAAAGTCCCATCTATCACAGGTTTAGCTATTAAAACTTCAGGTGAAGAAATAATATATGCACAGATCACAGATTCTATTGTAACTGAAATTGAAGATCCAACATTAAAAGATCCTTCAACCGGAACAGAAAACTATGATCAGCCAGGTGCATATAGACAAAAAAGAGAAATAGCATATGTTTCTACTGCATCAGATACTACAATAGGAACAAACGGCAAACTAAGAGCAATAATTGCTAAATTATATAATGGAGTAGTTACTTGGGAAGCTGGAAATACTTTAGGAACTGTAGTAACAGATACTCAACCTTCTAAAGATTTAAATATTATGGAAGTTTTAGCTCAAAGAACTAGTGAAGAATCTGGAGATTATTTAGTAAACGGCTTTGAAGTTACTAACATAGATTCAGAAGACAATAGAACTTTAGGCATTCAGGTTTCTGGAGGTACCGCATATATTGCAGGTTGGAGAGTTCAAAAAGAGGGAGATCAACAAGCATTCCCAAAAAAGAATATATATACTCTTCCTATAATTGGTGAATCTATTAACTTAGTTAAAGGACAAACAGAATATCCTTTAAATTATGAGTATGTAACAAAAATTGATCAAGTAATGGCTCCTGTTAAAAACAGAGTCATGCTAGAAAATCCAGGAAACAATACAGTTCCTGTTCCTACAGGGTACTCAATAGGAAGCATAGATTTAGTTTATAAAGCAATAGGACCAAACCCTCATGATGTTGCTTCAGACAGAGAAGAATATGTTGTTAATGTAGATTATCAAAGAAGTGATACAGGAGTTACTAATATAGTTTGGATTAATCAAAACCATCAACCTGATGGATCTTATTATGTACAATATACATATAGAAGAATTCTAATAGAAGGTTCAGACTACATTTTAACTCACAAAAAAAATACTAATAATGTAACTGAAGAGATAGAGGTTCCTACTTCAGATGTCATAACACTAAATCAATCTTTAAAGAATGTATTAATAACAAAAGTTGAAAATAGTCTTACTGGAGAAATATTAACTGAAAATTATGATTATTACGTAGAAGGAAATAAAATTTCCTTTCTTACTAAAAATACACAAAAAATAAAAACTCTAGTTAAAAGAAATAGACTAACTACTGAAGATACCTTAATATACCCAACAGGTTTAGTAAGTTCTGTAAGATATTTTAGTAAAACTGGATCAATAATACTTTCTAATAATGTAAATTTTGTAGCTTCTCAAGGTAAACTAGTTTGGAATTCTAATATTATTCCTGCTGATGAATATTACTTAGCTTTTGTTAGTGTTCCTACAGATAAAGAAATAACTAAAGTAAAAGTTTCATATGTTTATGAAAATGAAATCAATTCTTTAGATAATACATTTACATATGATAGTTTTATTAAACTTTTAAATCCTGAGGTTGTTAATGTAGATTCAGGTACGCTTGATATAAGCTATCAATATGCACCAAATAGAATTGATGCTATAACTCTAGATTCTAAAGGTAATTTAGAATACCATTATGGTATTGTTAAAAATAAAGATGGCATTATAGTAGCTTCTGTACCACAAAATAAAATGAAACTTGCTGATATTTATATTAAGCCTTATGCTACTAAAGCTTATATTAATAGAGTTAATAATTATAGACTAAGAATGGTAGATTTAAGAGAAGTTTATAATAAAGTTCAAGACCTACAACAAAACATATCTTTAAACGAATTAGAAAAGATAGCTGAAGCTTCTGCTAAAGATTCTACAAAATTGAGAGGTATTTATGTAGATAATTTTACAGGAATTAGTAAAATGGACCAACCATTATCTATAGTTGAAGGTGGAAACGAACTAAATGTAGCTTTACCAAATCTAGTAAAAGCACAATTATATCCAAACTTTAAGAAAAGTAGATTTAACCTAACTATAAATGAATCATTAACTACAGCATTTAAAACTTCAGATTCTGGAGCCTATTTACTATCTTCATATGCATCAGTTCCTTGGATCCAACAATTAAAAGCTACAAAGTTTAGATCTCTAAATGAAGGTAATGGGACTTCATCTATGTGGAATCCTAAAATTGATATAACTCCAGACTGTGATAATTTTATTGGCGATGCTTATGAATCTTCTTTGTTTGATAAAGATTCTACAACATTTGCAGGGACTGAAGTAACAGAACTTAGAAAAGTCTTAAATTTTACAGGAACTTCAGATTCGATAATGCGATTAACAGCAATTCCTTTCAATCTTTTAGATGATGGCTGGAATAGCATACAATTCAATTTCAATCCTACTTTAGATAACCAAACAATTTTTAGATTCTTAAATAATGATGTGTTAAGTAACTCTGAAATTTTTAGTATAAGAATAATTGATAGTTATCTAGGGGTATATTTCAATAATAATTTATTAGTTGGGTGTCCTTTTATTGGATTATATAATAGAGATACCGCTATTACAGTTTGTTTAAAGAACAAAGTAGAACCAAGTTTAGATAAAATAAAAATTTATATAGACGGACAGAAACAAGACCTAGATATATATAACTTAAACCAGAATAAAGCTGCTACTACTTCATTTGTTCCTGTAACAATAGGACAAAATCTAATAACAGATAGTGATTTTATAGGTAAATTATACAATATTAGAGCCTGGAATAAAGAATTAACTAAAGAAGAAATAGTTGAAACAACAAATCAAAAACTTGTTAATAAAAATGAAACTTTTACTTCTCTTTCATTTGTTCCTGCTACAACAGCTAAAACTTTAGAAAGATATAACCCAGCTTCAGCTACATACAAACATAATTATACAAATGGAATTACTGTTGAACTAAAATTTAGAACAACAGAAGCTGGTACTATGATATTGTCACATGATAATGATAATAGTATCGATAGAGCAGGACACTGTTTGATGTTAGTAAATGGACAAGTAAGATTTACTATATATGGTGGTACTGTTGGAAACAAAATTAGATTTGATGGTTATACTTCAGAACTATATAATGATGGCAATGAACATCATGTTGCTGCTACTTGGGACGGAACAACAACAACAAATAAAGTTGTTGTTTATATAGACGGCAAAAAGAGAATTCAAGGAACTTCTGGTGCTACAGGTGCAACAATAGGCAGTGGTTATACTTCACCAGTAATGTCTAGAAACCAAGAAGGATTTATTTTTGTTGGTGAACTGAAACAATATCGAGTTTGGAAATCAATAAGAACAGAAGCACAAATTTTAGCAAATAAAGACTTGATAGACATTACAGCTTCTCCTACAGAGCTTGAAGTATATTATAAATGTCTAGATCAAGATCCTCTAGTTCTAATAGATAGTTCAGGTAACAACAGAAATGCAAAATTATTTAATGTTTCTAGAAATAGATCTATTAAATATCCTGCTATTGTTGGATATTGGGATTGCGATGATGGTGAAGGTTTTGTAATATCAGATTCTACTATATTCTCTAATCATGGTATTATTAGCAGTGGTGTAAATTGGACAGAAGTATCAATTTCTTCTATAGTAAAGAAAGATGGATATAAGAATCCTATAATTATAAGCAATATTGTGGATTATACACTAAATACAGCCAAACCTGCAGATACCGCCTCTTCAAGTAGTACAGTAAAAACCCAACAAACAGCTCAAGGTTCTTATGCAATATCTACAGGAACTATGTATTGGACTTCTGGATATACAGATACAACAAATGCTGCATCTAGTAGTT